TTTTTCGTTGCCTCAAGCTGCACGCTGGCGTCACTGCACCCAGCTGCAAGACGTGCGATGATCGCCATCGCCCGTGCAGGCACAAGCGTCTGCGAGTCGTCCACGGCCAGGTCGTGCTCGCAGTTCACGCAGGAGAGCCTGCGCCCGTCTGTGGCAACAAATGTGACAACCTCGCCCTTCACTTCCACGAGCACAGCACCTAGAGCGTAGCGGCTGGACTCGTCATCCACCGCGAACACCACGCCTTTGACCGCACGGCAGAACTGGTCAACAGGAAGCCGCGTGACGGGTTTCGCACCGTCCACGTTCCACGCTGGATACTCGCCAGCGTCTTCCGTTGGCAGCGTCCACTCGCCCCTGCCGGCCTTGATGACGCACGACGACTCGTCAGGCGTGATCGTGATTTCATCGCCCGTGAAACTGCCGAGGATGGCGGAAAGACGATCCTTCGGCAGCAGCAAACTGATACCGGGGGGCGTGTTTTCCAACGTGACGTCAATACGAATATCTCCATCACTCCCAGACAGAACCGCGCCCGATAGGAGCACGCTCTGGTAGATCGGCCTTGGCGACCGTGTTGGCACCGCCTGGCCTACGGCTGAAAGCGCCGCCTTCAACTCCGATGCCGCGAGGCTTATGCCACTCGCCCGCTTCTTTCGTTCCTTTGTCGCTGTCATCCTTTGATTCCTTTCGTAGAGAACTTCCAACCAACACGCCGAGGGAAAACATTCCCGCAGCGATGATCTGTCCAACGGCGAGCATGGCAAGGCTTTCGGTGGTCATGCGCTGCCGCCTTCCACGCTATCAACCGATGCAATCCGCTCCCCGATCCACCGCATGACCGGCACCGCCATTGAGTTGCCGAGAGCCTTGTAGCGCGGCCCGTCTGCTGCTGGCTTGTTCCGGTAGTTGATGAGCGTGTAGTCGTCGGGGAAGCCTTGCAGCCGCTCGCACTCGCGGGGCGTGAGGCGGCGGACGGACATGTCTTGACGCACGCCAACTTCAACCTTGCGCCCGTCGCTCGCACCAAGGGGCCAAGCTGCTTGCTGCTCAGTTCTTTGGTAGGCGTTAAAGGCAACCGCAGGCACGGCCGTCGAACCGTTGTTCTGCGACTGCAATGTTGGGCAAAACTCTTCCGCAGCAAAGAACGCACCAGCAGCCTCGCTCTGCCCAGGCTTGAATGCCACCGCTGCCGTCGCACACCCACCGCTTGAGCCGGTGCCGAGAGCGTGGACTAAGCCGTCCTCGCTGCTGATCGGGTCTTGCGTGGGGTGGAAGCATGAGATAACAAGGTCGTCCTGCCCTCTTGACTCGCCGCATCTCTCTACCCCCCTGCCGCTGCGAGTAAGGCTTGATGCAGTTGACCGGGCAACTCCTTGCCACGATTCTGCGCGCGTCGGAGGATTCCCGAACACGCTTGCGCGCTCAAAAAGTACCGTTGCGGCACATCGCCAGTCTCGAGCGTGTGCGACAACGAACACACGGCGACGGCGCTGGGCGACTCCAAACCATTGAGCGTCAAGAATGCGGTAGGCGAACCCATACCCGAGTTCTGCCAACGCCCCGAGGAAGGTGCCAAAGTCCCGTCCTCCTGCTGACGACAAGACGCCGGGGACGTTTTCCCAGACCACCCAAGTGGGCCGCAGGACTCCAACAAGCTGAGTGAATCGGAGTGCCAAGTTGCCACGCGGGTCTTCCAATCCTTTTCGCAGCCCTGCGACGGAGAACGACTGACACGGAGTTCCTCCGACGAGAAGAGAAATCGGTCCTTCATGTTGCAGCTGCTCCTCTGTAAGTTTGGTCATGTCGCCGACATTCTTCAGCTTCCATCGCTCGTCAACTACTGCGGACGGGAACGGCTCAATCTCGGAAGTCCATGCACACTCCCAGCCGAGTGGTTTCCAGGCGACATGGGCCGCACCGATGCCGTCACAGACGCTTGCGTACCTCACAGCCCCACCTCCGTCTTCTCAATCACGCTTGCCAGCCTGATGCAACGGTCAAGCGTGACTTCCAGAGTCTTCGCAGCCGTCTCAAGCAGAATCCTGTCGTCGTCGCTGATGTCGTCGTCCCACGCACGATCCATCAGCGCCTGCACGACGTCTGACGGTGGCGGAAGGTGGATGAAGCTCATGCGTCACCGCCAATCACGCGGATGGTGCGAGCCTCGCCGTCCTGCCACGTAATCCAGCCCTTACGCCTCATGGGCCGCAAGTGGCACATGACGCCGTTGGTCGTCCACTCGAATGCGTGGCCGATCTGGCGAATCGTCGGGCTGTACCCGTGGACGTCGATGTAGCCGGAAATCCAGTTGAGGACGTCCTGCTGGCGTGGCGTTAGGGGCTGGCGTTCTGTTGTTGTGGTCATGTGAGTGCCTCCTTGCTGGCTTCAAACTTTCTACGGGTACGTGCAAGCGCCTCGGCTGCCTCTCCGGTCCATTCCTTCGGCGGAGGTGCTGCGTCAGCGAAGTCTGCGGCCCGACCGGCCTGCCGTTTTGGGTTGTCCCACTTGCCGCCGAGGACGTCGTCAACGAATCCCGGCTTGCAGAACTGGTTCAGCGTCACCGGGTCTTTGAAATACCGGCACTTCGGGAGGTGCGAGATCGCCTTCAAGGCCAGGTCGAGCCATTCCGCATCGACCAAAGCAGCCAAAACCGTCGCTGACGGGCGTGAAGACCGCCATTTCGAGCCGATTCCTGCATTCCACGCCTGCCGCAGCCTCGGCCATTCCTGTTCCGATGCGCAGCCGTTGGAGGAAGAAGAAGTACCATTCATGGACATGGACATGGGAGCATCTGCACTAGCAATGCTCGGGCATATGCGTTCGCATTGCTCGGGCATATCCGGTGGCTTGTCTGGCTCTGCCAAGGCACCGCCTGACACGTCGGACGAGGCCCATCGAGTGGAGGCAGACTGACGAGCCCGCTCGCTCCGTTCGTGGGACTTTGACCGCTCGTGCTCCAGGCGGATGTTCCGGCGCTTGCCGTCCTTCCACTTTGGGAACTTCTGTGACACCAATTCCCAGCATCGACCGACGCCGGGGGATATCAGTTCGAGACGCACCGGATCGTCTGGGAGCCCGTCCTGCTCCCATTGGATAGCCAGCAGCGTGATGTAGTGACCACGTTCCTCGGCTGTCCAGCCGCCAGTAGCGGTGAGGAAGTCGCGGCCAAAGAAGGCGAACCAGCTGCTCATAGATCAGACTCCTTTCCATTCCGCCCAGCCGCGTCGAAGCGGCGCCGTGCCTATCACGAGGGCGGTTGCGATTAGGCTCGTTAAAGTTCAGCGGTCTTTTTGAACTGCACCCTTCCCGATCCGTTTCTGACCTCAAGGTCAACAACTCGAACTGGCTGACGGTACTGGCCTTCTCCTTGTTTTCCGCGTTTTGGACGCTGCCGAGTGCCAAGCAGCAGGGCTTCACGTTGCCTGATACGCAGGGCTTTTTTGCGAGCGACCATGCCGTGAAAAGTCTGCGACGGACGAGGACGTTTGAGTTCAAATCCAGCCAAATCTGCTACTGGCTTTCCCTTGTCGAAGTTTTCAATGAGTTCGCGCATGCCTGGAGTCAACTCAAACCGCTCAACTCGACGCCGTCCGTCTGGGCCTGGGAGTTCAACGAATGCGACGCTCTTCCAAAAAAGAACTTTCGTTGCACGAAACTGCCGCTTACAAGCCTGCGCGAATACGCAGCAGCCAGGGTTTTTAGCCTTTGCCGAACGTACATCCTCGGGCTGAACAAACACTCGCAGGTCTTTCGTTGCGTCAATTACTTCCACGTCGCCCCAGTGCCTTTTGATTTCTTCAAAAGACTGTGTTTTGCTGGAGGACGCAGTTCTCTTTGATTTTGTAGCCATTTCCTTTTTCCTTTCTCATCCGTTCACCGTCCGTGCCGCCGCCTCTAGCGAGGCGTCTCATACGGCCTTTTTTGCTCTTGCTGAATCCCTTGCTGCCGCACGCTCAAGCGATTGGCAATTTCCGGCTGGATTCAGCAGCCCTATGTAAAGCGCCTCGATGCGAAGTCGCTCATTTTTGTCGCACTGAACAACGCCAATCATCCGGTCGCCAATTTCTGGCCGTGATGCTTGAACCCTCGACGGCACGTTGATGCTTTCGCCAACGTAATGAGCAGTTCCGTCGTCGTTCCACGACACATATACCCCAGCGAACGGCTCCATCTTGTTGACGTCTTTGGCTGCGTGCAGCGGAGGCGGCGGTGCTGGAATCTCAGCGAGCATTCTTCCGCACTCGGCACTAAGGATTGCCTCAGACACTCCTGGCTGATTGACTCGATCCTTCCACGATGCAAACACAAACTGCCGCAAAATGTTGGGAGGCCAGTTGAAACGCTTCATTGAACCGGAGTCGCCAGCAAGTGAGACACGAACGCCATGCGACTTTGGGCCGACACGTTCGCTTGTGTCAGCTGCGTCATGCGTGCCTGACACGTCCATGTTTGGTTGAGGCTTTGGGCCTCTAGTCCAGTCCGTAGTGACGTGAACTGCTTCGCCATGATGTCGCTTCAACACCCAGACCTTTGCCGACACTGGATCGCCTACATGATCCAGTTCGTAGAACAGGTCAATTGGTTTCCAGCTGCCTTCCATGACGACGACGCTGGTCGTGTTGTTAGGCCAGACTGCAACGATGGTTGCCATCACGCACACCTCCACTCTCTCTCGCCCCTGCCACTGCTACTCGTCACCACTCGTCCCGTCTCAACGATCCTGCCAGCCCGTGCAAGCTCGTTGATCCTCTTGCCGATCTGGTGCGCGTTGAGCCCACATCGAGCAGCGATGCCTGACGCACCGCCTGGGCCGATAGCGAGTGCGTCCATGATGAGACGCTGGTGCTCGCTGACAGGTGCGGTCTTTGCCGCAGCGTGACTCGTCGCTGGATCGGTGCGTCGTGCAGCCGCGAACAGCGGCAGCGTGTCCTCGATGTCGGGCGTGATGTAGTGGGGGCGGGTCATTTGCGTGGCTCCAGATAGATGCCTCTGGCAATGCACGACACGACCGACTTTGAGACTGCGAGCCTCTGAACAATTACGCTCTGCTTCACGCCCTGGTCGAGCAGCTGCTTGACGCGATCGACTGGTACTGGCGGTCGTCCTGGCACAGTTCACCTCATTCCTGCGGCTTCGCTGAACACAATTCCGCTCAACGCCT